GGCGTGTTTGTCGACGCCGAGCCTTATGCGGCCAAACCTTCGCAGGATGAACAGTGGAACCGTGGCGCTTACCTCGTTCAAGGCGCCGGGCACTGCGGCAGTTGCCACACGCCGCGCGGGCTGGCGTTCAACGAGAAGGCACTGGATGAATCCGGTAAACCGTACCTCGCCGGGGCCTTGCTCGATGGCTGGTATGCGCCGAGCTTGCGTGACGATCACAACACCGGGCTGGGCCGCTGGAGCGAGCCGGAGATCGTGCAGTTCCTCAAGACCGGACGCAACCAACACGCGGTGGTCTACGGCTCGATGACCGAAGCGTTTAACAACTCCACGCAGTTCATGAGCGATGATGACTTGGCCGCTATTGCCCACTACCTGAAGTCGCTTCCCGGCGATCGCGAACGAGATGGCGCGCCTTGGCAGTATCAAGCGGTTTCGGCAGCGGAACGACTGGACTCGCCCGGTGCTCATACCTACGTAACGCGCTGCGCTTCGTGCCATGGTCTGGACGGCAAGGGCCAGTCCGAATGGATGCCGCCGCTGGCGGGCGCCACCTCGGCGCTGGCCAAGGAAAGTGCCTCGGCGATCAACATCACCCTGAATGGCTCTCAACGAGTGGTCGCGGCCGGCGTGCCCGACGCCTATCGCATGCCAGCCTTCCGTGAGCAGTTGTCGGATCAGCAGATCGCCGAAGTACTGAACTTCATGCGCAGCACCTGGGGCAATCAGGGCAGTGCTGTCGATGCGCAGACGGTTGGCGAGTTACGTGAACGCACCGATCCGGCCAGCAGTAGCCCGATCATTCTGCAGATGCGCTAAGAGGAGTTTCTGATGGAAAGCATCGACTTGCTGGTCCTGCGCACGGCGCGGGACTGGCTCGCTGCCGGCGAGCGTGTACTGCTCGCCACCGTGGCGCGCACTTGGGGTTCATCACCACGGCCGACAGGTTCAATGATGGCCTTGCGTGACGACGGTCGCGTGGTGGGCAGCGTGTCCGGCGGCTGCATTGAGGACGATCTGATCCATCGCTACACCACGGCTCATGGCGGCAGCGCTTTTAGTGACAGCGCGCCAGAAATGGTGCGCTATGGCGTCAGCGCCGATGAGGCGCATCGCTTCGGCCTGCCATGCGGTGGCACGCTTGAATTGATCCTCGAGTTCACCCCGGCGTGGCAGTCTCTTGATGAGTTGCTGACGCAACTGGACGCCGGGCAACTGGTTCGTCGTTGCCTGACGCTGGAGTCCGGTCAGGTCATGCTCGAACCGACTGCGACGCCGGAACAGTTCAGCTTCGATGGCGCGCAAATGCTCAATACCTTGGGGCCGGGCTATCGGCTGCTGATGATCGGTGCCGGCGCACTGGCCGAGTATCTGGCGACCATGGCGTTATTCAACGGGTTCAAGGTGGCGGTGTGCGACCCGCGTCCCGAATACATCGAGACCTGGGCGGTAGGCGGCGTGGAGTGCATCGTCGGCATGCCGGATGATGTGGTGCGCGACTTCGCGGTGGATCTGCGCACCTGCATCGTCGCCTTGAGTCATGACCCCAAACTCGATGATCTGGCCTTGCTTGAAGCGCTGCACAGCCCGGCGTTCTACATCGGTGCCATCGGCTCACGGCGCAACAGCCAACTGCGCCGCGAACGCCTGATCGGTCATCTGGTCGATGAACCGGGCCTTCATGTTGCGCTTGTCGCCGCCCGCCTTCGCCGCCTTCTGGTCGGCCTCGGCGGCGATCATGGCGTTCACCATGTCCTCGGCAGAGGCGAACCCTGCGCGCTCGGCGATAACCTCGGGATCGACCCCGGCCTCGGCGTAGAGCGGCGGCACGCGCGAGGGAAGCTGGCCCACCACGTCCTCGCCGAACCGCTCCACCAGCGCGGCGCGATCCATGCGCTCTTCGCGCAGCAGCGCCAGCGCCTTGAACAGCGGCACGTCCTCTGCGGCCTTCGTGACCTGATCCTTGATCTGGCGGCGGCGCTCGCGGCCAAGGCGCGTCTCGCGCTTGGCGATGTCGGCCATCACCTTCTCGATCACCTTGCCCTGCGCTTCGGCGCGGGCCGAGGCCACCTGCTCCTGATAGTTGGCGAACTCGTCGGGAGACATACCGGCCTCGACCGCCGTGTTGAACAGGGCGTCCATGCCCTGCATCTGGCGGGCTTCGGCGATCTCTTCGTCGGTCGCAAGCAGCCGGTCGAACACCTCCCTGATCTCCGGGGTGATCGGCGAGTTGAGGCCGCGCACGGTCTTGTAGAGGCTGACCAGCCACGAGCGGAACGTCTCGAACGCGCGCTTCAGGCCGACGCTCGGAGCCTTGCCCTCGCGCATATACCGCTCGCCTGTTCGTGCGAACATTTCGTGAGCGCCAGCCGGGATGACGCCGTTGCGAACCTCGTAGCCGTTGGCCTTGAACCAGTCGAGCAGGGTCTGCCAGTCGCGCTTGATCTGCTCCGGCGCGTTGGGATCGGCGGCGTCGGCCTTCAGTTCCTCAAGCCACAGGTGCGAGCTTTCGTGGATCAGGGTCGAGAGATCGCGGCCTTGGAACAGTTCGATCACCGCGCCCTGATCGTCGTTGCCGGGGAACAGGATGCGGCCTCGCGGCATATTGCGGTGGTCGGGCTGGAACAGCGGGAAGCCCGAAGCAGCGGCCTCGCGAAGCTCCGGCGTAATGTCGAAGCCAAGGTTGGTCGGAAGCTCGAACATACGCTGGCGCTGTTTCTGAAGTGCGGCAAGCTCCCTCGACGCGGCGGGTAATTCGAGCGATGCCGGGTAGGCGATCTCGAAGGCGCTCACCTGATCGAACATTTGCTGGAACTCGGCCTTCTCGCGGCGCAAGCGAGCAATGCTGTTTTCTTCGGAAGTGATGCGTGCATCGTCGGCGGTGACGGGGTAGGTCAACCCTTCAACGGCTGCGGTTTCTTCGCCCGCCGCCTGCGCCGCGCGAACCGCAGCGATAACCCTCTCGTGAAACTCGATGTTGCTGTCAAACGACAGAAGGCGCGCATTGGCCTTGCGGATGGCATCATCGTAGACCTCGCGAGCGCCAGCTTCATCACCAGTATATCGCTGCATGAAGTCGGCCTTGCTGCGCAGATCGACCACCTGCGCAGAAAGTTCCCGCACCCGCTCATCGAGCGCCATCAGGCCCGGAATGTAGGCTTCCTGTGCGGCGAGATAGCGGGCCTTCAGACCAGCCCGGTCGGCTTGGAACTCTTCCTTTGCGATCTTGTCGTTATTGATGCGAGCCTCATACCGGGCTACCTCGCTGACGCTTTCGTCATTCCTGACGATCTCGGCAAGCTGGCGCTGGTTGCCGCGCAGGCGGCGGTCGAACATTTCTTCGGCTTCATCGAACGCCTGTTCGAGCGCGCCATCGCTCATGCCGAGCGCGACGGTAACGCCGTGCTGGCGCATTTCCTCAAGCACCGCGTCAAAAGCAAGGGACTGCGGCGTCTCGGGGCGTTCAAGACCATCGACGAACACGCCCTTCACCTTGCCCTTGTAGGGCTTCAGCAGCTTGTTCACCATGTTCGGCAGGTTGCGACCGTAGAACCAGTCCACGTCATCATCCATGCCGCCGTTGTTCTCGCCCTGCTTGATCCACGCGATCTGGTCGTAGCCCTCGGCTGCGGCTTTCGCGATCATGCGCTTCACCGCGACAATCGGCCATGTGTCCTTGAACGGGGCGTCGGGGATGCCGCGCGAGTTCTTCACGACATCAAGTTCGCGAGCGCGTAACTCCACGTCTCTCTTGGCCTTGTCGGTCGCCGCGAACAAATCCCTCAAGGCCAGCCCGCCACCGGACTTTTCGCTTTCGCCCGCGAACTCGCCAGAGACGGTGCCGACAGGCTTGCCCTCAAGTTCGGCAAGAAGGTTGGCTGCTTCATTCACGCGATCCACCAGCCCTATGGTCACGCGGTCATTGGTCGCGAGCACGAGGGTCGAGAGGTCTGCGTTGATCTCATAAGCTCGGCGAGCCTGCGCCCTCAAGGCCTCCGGGGAAACATCGGGTTCATTTCGCATCAGACCAAGCGCAACCCACTCGGTCCGCTCAAGCGTTTCAAGTTTCCCGCGCAGGAAGCGAACATTGCTGTCAGGGAATTGGGTGCTCAAGGCACCGCCTTCGATTTTGACGCCATACTTCTCGCCAAAGGCCACAATGGCCTCGGTAAGCTGCGCCATCTTGGCGTCAAACTCGCTGCGGGCTTCATCCAGCGCCCCTTCTGCTTCGGCCACCTTCTCGGGGTTCGGCGGCGCGCGGTAGCCACGGTTCGCGTCGGCGACCGATTGCAGCAGGGCGGCACCGGCCTCGCTCGGATTGGCCTCAAGCCACTTGGCGATGTCGGGCCACGCGCGGTGAGACTTCCCCTCATCAATCGCATCGCCAATGCTTTGCAGCAACTCATCGGGGACATTGAAGAAGGTGTCGCCGCCGCGCTGCGCAGAGCGAAATGCCCGCACCGCCTCGGCCTTCGCCTCGGTGAACCGGCTCGCGGCCTGCTGGTGCCAGTCGCTCTGGATTTCGTCGAGGAACAGGATGCGCTTGCCATCGGCCCCGTCGCGGCGGTGGCCGCGAACGTGGATCACCACGCCGCTGTCGTTCCAGTGCGTGCGCGGGCTGCTGTCGGGGTTCGCACCCTGACCAGACGGCAGGCGCATCAGCCACTCGAAGTAGGTGTCCTCGTGGCCGCTGTCCTCGGCGAGCGAATAGCTCTTCCACTGGACGGTGCCGCCCTCATCCATGAGGGCGCGGCGAGCCTGCTCCCATGTGTCCTGATATTCAAGCCAGTCGTAGAAGGCTTCGTTTTCGGCTTCGGCGTTGAGTTCGTCGGCGGCGGCTTGGGCGTCATCTTCGCTATCGTAAAACTCGCCGCCAGCGCGCCCGTCGCTGTTTGCGATCAACTGCCATTGCGGCCCGTCAAGGCCGTCAAGGTCTTCTTCGGGAACCTGCTCGACAGACCACTCTGTTTCATAGCTGCCATAGAACTGATCGCGCAGTTCCTCTTCGATCTCGTAAACCTTCTCCTGAATGGCATCGTCATCAGGCTCGTTGCCGAGTTCCTTTTCGACCACCACGATCCCGCCGCGCTGGATCGTCTCGACCACCTGCGACTTGTCCACCGGGCCAGTCTGCGCTTCCAGCCAGTCGATGATGCCCGTCCACTCAAGCTCTTCAGCCTTCACGCCGGGTGCGTTCTTGAGGGTGGCGATCCACTGTGCAGCAGGCGCGCGCTCTGTCTTCACGCTCTCGGCGGCGCGCTCAAGGGCAGAGTAGAACCATGTGGCCTGAAGGTAGATGCGCGGGTCTTCAGGGTCGAACGTGCCGATGTTCTCGGTCGCTTTGATGAGGCGCGGATCAGAGAGGACGATGGCAACATCAGTCGCGCCGGAACCTTCGTCCACGTCGGTAATCAAGGTGACATCGTGGCCATCTGCGGTGTCGTCCTCGGCAACCCGGTCGGTCGAGCGCCCGCCAGAGAGGTATTCCTTCTCCTGAAGCTCCCACCAAGTCGTATCGTCGCGCAGTTCTTCCTCGAAGGTCATGCGCTCGCGCTCAACGGCGTCGTCATAGTCGTCGCGCGCCGCGCCTTCGTTGTCGAACTCGTTGTATTCGTCATTCACCGCGTCAAAGACGCGCCACGTCCCGTCGCTCTTTTCCTCAATGGAACTGGTCGGCTCCCAATCCGCGATCTGGTCGGCGATGTAGCGATCCATCGCTTCGTCGATCTCGTATCCCTCTGGCTCGTAAACCTGATCCCACATACGCCCTTCGGCGTCGTGCTCGGCCAGCCGCTCGGCGCGGATATAGACCTTGAACACCGCATTATCGCCAGCACCGAAGTCACGGGCCGTGCGGTAGTCGGACGCAAAGAAGTTGGTGGCGGACTCGCGGAACGCCATCGTGCGGTCTTCGACCGTCATCGAGCGCGATCCGTGATACCAGACGCGCGGGCGACCGTATTCGTCCACCAATGGGCTATCGCCGAACCAGCGCCAGAAGTTCGTGAGGCCAGCCTTGTTAATGGCTATCAGTTCCTCGTCGGCGTTCTTGGTTGGCCGCTCGATGCCGTCGATCTCAATGGTGTCCTGATCGTCGCGGATCACGAAGTCGGGCGCGTCCCCAAGCTCCTCGCCGGGGAACATTTCAACCTGCTCGACCGGCCACGTTTCAAGTCCTTTGAGGTAGTTCGTGATGCGCTCGCCCTCATCGGCCAGCGCCAAGGCTTCAGGCGTCCCAATGCGGCGAAGATCGGCAACAGGCCCGGTGCCCGCAGCGTCAGCGCCCATCGCCATCGCACGGCGATGCCAGTCGCGCCAGCTATCCCAAGCGGCATTGATCGCCTCGCGGTAGGTGTCAGCCTCGGCGTTGTAGCGAGTGGAGAACGGGCTTTCCTGAAACAACTCGCGCCCCTGCCCGAACTCCTGTGCCAGCCGCTCGCGGTTTGCGTAGCTGATCGGCACCATGTTCTCGAACAGGGCTTCGGTGTCGCCGGTCGCCACCTGATCCGAGCGCGAACGCTGCGGCGAGGCATTGGCGGTTTCGGGAATGTCTTTGCCACGGTTCTCCTGCACAATGACCACAACAGGAACACTGGTCACACCAGCGGCCTTCAGCATGGTCATGCGGTGACGGCCCTCGTGGCCGACCACGCGCAGCGTCACCGGGACTTCGGTGCCAAAGACGTTGGTGAACCCGCCCTCGACGGCGACAATCAGGAACGGAGCCTGCGGGTTCTCCCGCATCTTATCAAAGTCGATGCCGTCGCCGTATTCCTCCATGCCCTCGACGCGCTCGGCGATCAGCCTGCGCCCCGTGGCAGAGGCGGTCAGGCCGAGGAACTGGTCGGGACTGATCCTGACTGCGAGCGCCTTGCTGCGCTCCGGCTCGCTTGCGTAGCCGTGCGCGCGGAGGAGGTCTTCGATGCGCTGCGGCGACCATCCGATCTGGATGCTTCCGTCTGCGGCAAGACCCGCACTTTCCCCGTCGATAAGAGCTTCATCAAGTCGTCCATCGGTCGGCTCCATATCAGGAACCACGTTCTCCGTCCACGCCCACGAGGGGAGCAGGCCCGCCTTCTGGTCGGCGAAGGTGGTGTCATCAAGCACGGCAAAGCGGTTCTCATCGCCGCGCGGGCCCCAATTCAACCATGAGTTCTGGCCGCGCGTCTCGCTGGTCAGCGCCGGGAGCGCGGCGGGCGAGAACAGGCGGGCGTGCGCCTGCCATGCGTTCTCCTCGCCATCGTAGCGGAAGCCAGCACCCTCAAGCCCGTGGCCGAACGCATCATGCACTGCGCGGAACAGATCGTTCGCCAGCACCTTGACCGGCTGGCCGTTCTGGTCGGGCCACTCAAGGCCGGTGTCCGCAAGCAGCGGGTTGTCGTCCACTGCCGCCTCGCTGTAGCCAGAGCCGTAACCGGCGATGGTCGAATAGACGGCCATCGTCTTGTTGTCGCGCAGATCGCGCATGGCGTTGAACGGGTTGCCCGCATAGGGGTCATCATCATTGCCGAAGAAGGTGAAGCTGTAGCCGAACTCGACCAGAACGTCATACTGCGCCCGCGTCTCGGCGATCATCGCCTCATAGGCAGCGCGCACAGCCGGGTCATTCGGCGCGTGCTCCATCGCCTCGTAGGCGTCGGCAATCCGGCGAGCGAACTCCTCGTCGAACCGCTCCTTGGTGATGAAGTAGGCTTGGCGCTTCAGGTCGATCCCGGCTCGGCGGGCGTATTCGTCGGCTGCATCGACGAGTTCCCTGACCGGGCCATGCCAGCCGCGAGCTTTCGTCGCGCCATCAAGCGGCGCATATTTTCCGTCTGCACCGCCGCCGCTTCCTCGTCCTGCTCCATCGCCTGCCCGGTATTCGCGTCCATCGTTCTCTCCTGCGGACGCCATGCGCTCGATCACCTGACCAAGCTGCTCGTCCGAAAGCTGCTCGGGCGTCCACCCCTGACGCGCCAGAACCGCCTGCAATTCAGCAGCGGCGGCACGAGCGCGGCTGGTGGCCCCCTTCGTGTTACCACGCAGGACGGCAACCACCATGTCCCGCTCCTGCGCAGCCATAGCACGCTGAAGCTCGGGCGGCATCACCTGCCTGATCCGCAAGTTCTCGACCGCATTGTCCACGGCCTGATCGTCGCGCCCCATGCGCGCGGCGCGGGTGGTCATGCGGGCCACCAGAAGCTCTGCCTGCCGCTCGGCTTCAACCGGGGCGAACCCGCCGTCCTCTTCGAGCTTGGCCTTGACCTTGGCGATCCGCGCCTCGCGCGAAGCGGTCTGCTTCTTGGCCTTGGCGTCGGTTTCCTCGGCCTGCTTGCGGAACTCTTCGAGCATCGCCTGCTCGCTGTCCTCAAGCGCCTCGGCCTGACGGCGGCTCATGCCGCCCGCCGTGAGGCGCATATCGTCCTTCAAGGCTTCCCACGCCTTCGACCCCGGCAGCACGGTGAGTGCCGTCTCGATGGGGATGGCGATGTCGTTGCCCGCCGCCGCCGCTTCGAGCGCGGCCTGCTGGTAGGGCGCGAGCGGATCGTTCTCGCCCTCGAACGCGCTCGATTGCAGGTAGTCCCGCACGGCCTCGCCGGGAACCAGCACGGTCGAGACGCCGCGCTCGGTCGCCATGTCGCGCATCAGGTTGGCGAAGGCTTCAGGATCGCCCTGACGCAGCGCCGATCCGCTGACCGCGTTGCCCATCATGTCGAGCCAGTCGCCCTCGAACTTGCCGAACGCGGCCATTTCGCGCTGTGCAGCGCGGCGGCGGGCGAAGCTCTCAAGCCTGCGCCCTGCGCTGTCGAAGCCCTTGAACGCTCCGGCCAGCGCGCCGCCACCGACAACCGTTCCGATAACCGTCTGCGCCCATGCTTCAGGCAGGGTTGATGCCCAATCGGCAAAAGTGCGATCACTGTTTTCCGGCAGCATCGCCCAATCGGTGAACGACTGAACCGTGGTGGTGGCAAGCTCGCCGGGAACCTCTTTCATCAAGAAGCGCCCCACGCCCGACACAAAACCACGCCCGCCGAGCTTGAGAAGCTCTCCCATTGGAGCCTTCTCAAAAACGTATTCCGACAATCCTTGCGTGGCCCCGTAAGCATAGGCCGAAACGCCAGTCAGACCCTTGGCTTTAGCCGATTGCACACCTTCAGCGCCGACGCCGAGGCCCAAGATCGACGCACCGACATTCGGGTTGCGGGTTGCGATGGTCGAGATACCCGCGAGAATAGACGCAGGAACACTGTCGAGGCCACCAAGGGCCGCTCTGGTGAGGGCGTTGTCGGAGCCGTAGATGCCGCGCTGCCTCTCCATTTCCGCTTCGGTGAAGGCAATGCGCCTGCGGCCCTCCTGAATCCAGCGGTCAACCCCTGCGGCGAACTCATCCGCGTCACGAATGTTCTGCTCAACGCCAGTGAACCTTGCCTGCGCCCGGTTCAGTTCGGCAAAGGCAGGCAGCACCAATTCCTGCACCTCTTGCGAAACCGATTGTGTCCACTTCTGCACAACCCCGCCGCCGACATTGGCAATTCGCCCCGGCGCATTGCTGACGAACTCGGAAACCACCTCAAGCGCGTTGCCGCGCTCACCGGGCGCGCGCGTGAGAAACGCCTTGAACGCGCCGCCCAGCGTCTCAAGCTCGTCTTCCTCGCCGAGCATATAGCCAGCCAGCGGCGGGTTCTGGTTGAACGCGCGACCGATGGCCGGATACTTCTCGCGAAGCTCCATCTGGCGGCGGGCCGCGATCTGCCGCTCGGCCCACGACACGTCCATGATCTCGGAGGGCTTCAGGTTCAGCGCGCGAGCAGCGGCAGCACGGCGCTTCGCGTCGGCAGGCGTCTCCTGAAGGCGGCGCATTTCAAGGCGCTTCTCTTCCTCGCGAGCCAGTCGCTCGGCGCGGGCAAAGGGGCTTTCGCCGGAGTTCATCTGGTAGGGGTCGGTCGCCATACCTACTGACCTTGCATCAACCGGAGCCTGCGTTCAATCTGCTCGGGCGTGGGAGCTACACCATTCTGCCGGATATATTCACTGCGGATGCCGGTGATGAGCCGGTTGCGGGTGCGCGCTGCTGCACGCTGCGTCTCTGCCTCGGCGTTGCGCGAAGCGGCGGCTTCGACCGTGCCGGTGATCTCGTAGCGCGGCGCTTCGCCTTCGGTCTGCATGAACAGGGTGTCGATCCCGCGCGAATACTTCGCAGGCACCTTGGCGGTGGCGTAGCGGTAGAAGTCCACGAAGTCGGCATCGCTCGGCAGCTTGCCGTTGTTGTCCCTGATGAACGCATTGGCACGGTCGGCCATAATGGTCGCGATGGCCCCGAACTTGGCATCGCCTTCCTTGATCTTCTCTCCGTCGCCGATGCTCAAGGACGTGATCGTGCTCTTGATCTTCGGCCCCGGCAGGAAGTCGAGCGCGCCCTGATTGCGCTTCTGAAGCATCTGCGCACGCTTCGACGCCAGCGCAGCCCACTGTTCCGGCTCGACCATGCCCGCATAGGTGGTCGGATCGAGCGCCATGAACGCCTCTTCGTCGTAGGACATCATGCCGGTCAGGCGGGCGTATTCCATGTCGCGCATCTGCTTGAGCGCGGCGGTGTTGGCTGTGGCCTGCGCGGCCTCACCCTGACGCGCCACCTCGACGAACCGCAGCGCCGTCTCGGGCTTGAAGCCCGCGCGGATATTGGCCGGAAGCTGCTCGTAGCTGGTGAAGTTGTCGAGGTTGCCGGGAACCAGCATCCACTCCTGCACCGCCGTCACCGCCTCGGCATCGCGGCTGTCAATGATCGACTGGTCGATATTAACCCTGCGCTGGAACCGGGCGCGAAGCTGGTCGGCGCGCTCCGGCGTGATCTTGCCCGCGTCCTCGTCGCGCTTGATGGCTTCGAGCACGGCGGCATTATTCCACGCGCGCGGCTCGCTCGGCGCACCAACGGGCGATGCGCCCTTGAGGTATTCCTCGGGGTCGATCTGACGGCCCTGCGCGTCCTTTACCTCAAGATGCAGGTGAGGGCCGCTTGCGCGACCCGTCGATCCGACAGTGCCGATTACGGTGGACTGTGTAACTCGGTCGCCTTTCTTGTAGGCTGGCGGCTGACCCATGTGCATATAGGAGGTCAGGGTGCCGTCCGCGTGGCGGATGCGGATGAAGTTGCCTCCGGTCTTCCCGGTGCCAGCCTCTTCCACCACGCCATCAGCCACAGGTTTGATCGCACTGCCGCGCGGCGCGGCGATGTCGAGGCCAGCAGAGCCTCGCGCCTGATGCCCACGGAAGTCGTCGGTGACAGGGCCGGTCGCCGGGGTCTGGCGAGGTGCGGTGCCGGTGGGAGCGGAAGACGCTACACCCCCACCGGCATCCGCGTCAGCGACGGGAGAAATGCCGCTGACATAGCCGTCCAGTTCATTATCGAGCGCCCGGTCGAGCCGTGGCCGCGCCAGCACGCCCGCAAGCTCCGACACACCCTTGGCCGAAAGCAGGTCGCGGTTCTGCTCATAGAAGTCGAGCACCAGATCGAGATCGACATTCGGGTCTTTGAGCATCCCGTCGATGGCCGTGGTGATGACGACATCGTTCGCAGAGCGCAGGCGGTTCTCGGCGACCTCCGGCGTGTCCCCGGCCAAGATCGACAGGTTCTGCGACACGGCGGCGATCATGTTCAGCCCCTGCTCGAACTTGGTCTTGTCGAGCGGGTTGAGCGCAACATCGGTCTGCACCTGCGCCAGTTCGGCGGTGGTGGTGTCCCAATCCGACTGCCACTGCTCCTTGAGGCCGTGGCTCACGATGTCGCCATCAAAGGCAACAAGCTGCTCATCGGTCTTGAGCGAGAACAGTTCGCGCTGCCGCGAATTGCCCGCGCGCTCGGCGTAGGTGTCGCGCAGTTCAGCGATCCGCTTGCGGACACCCTCTGCCTCATCGACAGCGGCACTTCCTCGCAAAGTGCGATACTGCATGATGAGTGGCTGCGCTTCCTTGCGCCATTCGAGCGCCAGCCGCCGCGAGGAAATGTCGTTGTGCCGCTCCTGAATAGCGAACTCGGCTTCGGCATACTGCCCGATCCCGCGCGCCGCCGACTGAAGCCCGCGCGCGACCCCTGCCCCGACACCGCTGGTGTCAGGCGCTTGCAGGCGAACCTGCGAACCGCTCGGCGCATTGGTCTGCGACTGGTAGGTGGGCGCGCGCATCAGGTCTGCTTCATCTTCTTGTATTGGGCCGCGCCGCCAAGCAGCGTGGAACCGGCCTCGAAGAACGAGCCGATCAGTGCGCCTTTGCCTGCCGCGCGCGCCGCGCGACCTTCGGCCCTGAAGTTCGACACGGTGCGATCCATGCCGCGCACGTTCTGGAAGGTCTGGCCGTAGATGTTGCGTGCGTCCTCGCGGGCGAGCGTGTTGGTGTCCGTCACGATGTCTTGCGCCGTGCCAAAGTCGGTGCTCACCCCGTTCGCCGCAGCAGCAGCCCGCTGCTGGCCCTTCAACTGCGCGACCTTGCGGTAGTGCAGCAGAGCCTCGCGCGCGCCGCGCTCCTGTTCGAGCCTGATGTTCTCGCGCTCGTTGGCCGCGTTGGCTTCAGCCACGCGCTGCTGATACTTGCCCTGTGCGTTGGCGGCCATGCCGCCATAGACCGAGCCGACAGCGGAAACGACAGCGCCAGCGGCAACGAGGGCAGCGGGGCCACACATCAGGACGGCTCCTTCACGAACTCACGGAACATGACGCCTCTGATCTCCTGCTCATCCGCGCTGACCTCGAAGCCCCACTTTTCCAGCAGCCGGATCGCGCGTCGGTTCTCGCTGGACACTAGGTTGCGCAGCGTCATCCTTGAATCATGGAGCCGGTCGATCATCCCCGGCCCCCACATCAGCAACTCGCGACCGTGGCGATAGACCTCATCAGTGCCGAGGAACCACGGGATCGCCGCTCCGCTCAACGCGCTCTCGATCACCACGCCGAACATCGCCTCGGGGCGATCATCGACCAGCGCAGTCCACGCTCTGACCGATTGCGCCAGACCGGCGCGCAGCGCGGCCTTTGGGGGTCGCCCCATCGCCTCGCACTCGCGCCGGTCGATGTCGCGCATCATGTTCGCGATGCGCCCGACATGAACGCTGCGCGCAGGCACCAGCCTGACGCTACTCCGCAACGGCAGGCTCCATCGCGATTGCCAGAAGCTCAAAGTTCGAGGGCAGGGTCTGCTCGACCACGATTTCGATGTCCTCGCCAGCCTTGTTCGCCATCGTGAGCGGGTCGGTGAAGCCGTCGATGGGTCGAAGCGGGTCGCCCCCCAACCCAAGTTTCTGCTTCACGGCGTAGAGCTTTCCGGGGATGCCCGCCTTGATGTTGCTGGTCTGGCGCACCTGAAGCACGACATCACCGGGCTGCTGCCTGCGCCCGAGGTTGGTGCCTTGCTGGCCGTTGTAGCGATAGGGCAGGGTGTGGATGCGGGTGGTGTAGGGCAGGCCAATTGTCACCTTGGACGCGGTTGCGCCGCCCGGCAAAGTTACGACACCATTCGTGACGGTCAGGCCCGAATACGCCGCGCCATCGGCCTGCACCGCCACCTCTTCCCCTTCAAGGTGAAAGAGGCCACCGAAGGAATTACGCGGCTCTTCGAACTCACCAGACACCGAGCAGTCCAGCCAGCAGGCGTCGGCGGGGTCTTCCCACAGGTGCGAGGCCATGCGCTCAATGAAGCGCCTTGTCTGGCCGTTGATGACGCGCTCGACCTCAAAATAGGCCCGATCCTCGCCCTCTTCAGTGATGACGGCGACACCTTTGTAGAGGCCCTGCGTCTCGCAGACAGTCCAGCCCCACACGTTCTGCTCCTGCTCCCATGTGAAGGCGAGCAATTTGCCATCGGATCGCACAACCCAAATGATCGAGCGCGGCTCTGCCGCATAGGCCCAATCGACGATCTGGTAGTCCTCGAACAGATGCGGAGAGAAGATCGTGACATCGTTCGAGCGGTTGCCATCAAGCTCGAAGCTGTAGCCAATGGCGCGCACCGCAAAGCCAACAGCAGGCGCGTGGAAGATCGCATTGTCGATGGCGAGCGCGCGCAGGCGTGTCGCGCCCCGGCTGATCTCCTTGCGCGCGGCTGGCGGGGAATTGCCAGTGAGCACGCCACCATTTCCATCGCCGTCCACAGTGAAGATCGCGTGCGTCGTCAGCGCGAGCAGGCTGGTGGTCGAGACAAGCTGATTGATCGCACTCACCTGACTGGACACGATTGCCATAGAGAAAGCGTCGTCGGCCTGCGCGGGGCGCGCGCGATCCATGTTCTCAAGCTGGCTGACCCCGACGCGCGAGGCATAGATCGCGTTAGGAGCCGACCGGGTGCGCGCCCACAGCAGGCGCTGCTCGTGCAGGCACACGGTCGAGGGGCGATTGTCTGCGCCAGAAAGCGGGTTCTCCGCGTTCGGCGGAGCGCGGTCGAGGGCAGGGCCGATGTTGTCGTCCCGAAACGACAGGTCTTCGGTCGTCCCGATGTAGCCGTAGAACTGGTTGTTGTCGGCCTTGTAAACATTGTAACGTGTCGCTCCGGTGACGGCGCTCCATGTGACCGTGTTGTAGTTCCGCTTCAGCGAGAGATCATTCGTCGCCGTGCTGGCGCTCGAAGCGCGACTCTCCTGCCCGGTTTCGTCGTTGATCGCCGTAACCACATAGGTCGCGGGCTGCGGGAAGTAATTTTCCCCGCTGTTTACGGCGTCCGTGTTCGGCGTTGTGGCGGTCGCATTCACGCCCGCCGGGGCGCTGATCGACGGCCCGAAGGTGATCGTGCTGAAGAGCCAGTCGGCGTGATCGTTGCGCACCAGCTTGCCCGGATCGTGGTCGATATGGGCAAGATACATACTGTCGGTCGTCTGCTCGTAGTCGAGATCGCCAACCTGTGAGCCGTTGTAGGGCACCGCCGCCCGATAGATGCGAGCAACGCCCATCAGGGGATCACCACGTCGGGGATGGCTCCATCCCACCCACCGCCGCCGCCACCGCCGCCATTGGGGGGCGTGGTCGGAGGGGGAGAGGGCGGCGGGGGCGGCGGTGGCACCGGGGGAGGCGGCGGGGGCGGGGGCGGTGCCGCCGTCCGCGTGATGCCGCCCGAGGCGGCGGTGAAGGTGGTGCCGATGGTGTTGGCGTTGATGGTGAAGGTGTTTTCGTCCACCACCGTGACGACGCGCCACACGCGCCGGTTGAGCCGCGCGCCCATCGGGCCTTCAATCCCCGTCAGGAAGACCGGATCGCCGACCTCGTATTCGTGGAACGCGGCGGTGATCTGCGCCTCGCTCGCCGCCGTGATGGCGGTGATCTCAAGCTCCTCTTCGAGCACGCGACCACCGAGCGCCATCGGCGCAGCATATCCCTGACCGAACTCAAGCACGTAGGTCTGCTCAAGCGAGAACTCGAACGGGATCAGGCGCGTCGGCTCGCTGCTGTCCAGCACCTCGGCCACCAGCCGGTGCCCCGGCCTCTTGGACAGCCCGCCATACTTGAGGATCGTGACGTTCAGAGCTTCCTTGACGCCAGCCTGCCACGCATCGACATCGAAGCGCCCATATAGCTGCGGGGCGATCTCGCCCTTGCTGAAGTTCACCTGCGGGACGCGAGGGTTCATTCCAGATACCCTTCGCGCGCCCACTCGGCGTCGGACTTGTAGTTCGGCATGATGCGCTCGTTGCTGTTCTCGGCGTCGGCAATGGCTTCCAGCTTGGCGACCAGCGCCTTCTGCTCAAGGCGCGCGACGGCATTGGCCGACAGCTTGCCGAGCGGAGTTGCGAGGCGCGCGGTCAGTTCGCTGACAAAGGCAAGGCGCATCGCTGGCGAGAGGTCGTTCGCGGTCATCGTGTTCTTGATGAAGACCAGCGTGGCGTCCTTGACGTTTGAATAGACCTTCCCCCCTTCAATCAGGAAGCCGATGCGCGCCCGATCCTGATGCGGCAGGGTGAAGGGTGGCGAGTGCTCGGGCGCGATCACGAGGTCTTCCTCAACGCGCCGGATCGCGACGGGATTGGCAAAGTCGGCGGGCAGGGCGTAGGCGTAAAGCCATTCTGCGGGGCGGTCGTTCGGAACACCGGCCAGCACTTCCCTCTTCACCATGCTCGGCCAGTGGCACCAGTCAGCCATTTCCTCAAGCACCTCTGGTGCGTGGAGCGCGCAGTATTCGGCCTCAAGGCTCCCTTCATCGAGCGAGGTGATCGACCCCTTGGCGATGCGTGACAGGGCGAGGTTGCAGGCGGTGATAAGGGCGGCGCTCATGCTGGCTCCTGTCAGGACGTGGTGGTGAGAGAAACCCTGCTGTTGCCGACGCCGCGCGTGCGAACCCAAATCTGTGCGGCGTTGAATTTGAAGCGTTCGCGCGGGCGGAAGATCATCCCGGTGGTGGAGGCCCGGTCGGGCGCGCTGCCGGATGCCTTGACGACAACCTCCACGTCCACTGCGCCGACATTCTGAACTTCGCCATCGACGCTGGCAGCGTCCACAATGGTAGCGACGATGTTCTGGAAGGTCGGGGTCACATCGAAGTGGGGAAGGGTTGCGGTTGCCATATTGCCTCCTGTGTCGCGCCTCTATGGCTCTTTAGGCACAGGCGTTGAATCGTCTTCTGGCGGCGGCTCTTCGACGATGCGCGTGGGAGAGTTCTGCTGCGGCAACCGCACCGGCTGGCGCGTGCCGAGATTGAGGGTGCGTGACTGATACATGGCGCTCTCCTGCAAAAAGGGGTCGGAAGCTGCGGCACTCCCGACCCCTCCCCGTGACGCCCCCGAGGGGGGGATCAGTCTTCGGCGGCGTCCACCGGCTCCATCCACGAACCCTTCGGCTGCGTGGTGGTGAAGATCGTGCCAGCCGGGATGAAGCCCTGCGTGAGATCGGTGCCGTCCATCAGCGCGCGATAGGTCTTCGGCTCCTTCGAGCGCGCGGCGATGACGGCCTTGCTGGCTTCGTCGTTGTTGAGCACGGCGAACGGCTTGGGCTTCGGCTGCGCGGCGACCATTGCGGTCAGGGTTTCGATCTGCGCCTTGAGCGCGGCAAGCTCGGCATCCTGCGCGGCGTTTTTGCCAGTCGGGCGCGAGGTTTCGGCAGTCTTCTCGGTCATCGTGTTGTCCTCGATTGCGGGTTGCTGAAGCGGCGACCCCGAGGGCTATACCCCGAGGTCGCCTATGGCGTCAGAAGTGGCGCGCGAAGTTGGTCTGGCGGGCCGCGACGATACCGGCAGTGATCGCGCCGGTCGTCGGATTGGTGCCGACGACATCGTAGAACAGACGAACGTAACGCTCGTCGGTGCCTTCGAGCAGGGCGTCGGGGAACGAAAGCTCCCTGCCTGCCGTCAGTTCAGCGAGCGCGAAGGTCTTGGAGGCGATCTCCTTCGGCGAGGCGAAGTTCTCGACGCTATCGCTCTGAAGCGAGATCGTGAGGCCGGTCAGCGTGTTGAAGTTCGCGGTGACGAACACGAACAGGGGGATTTTCTTTCCCTTGCCGAAGTCGGCCACGAGCTTGCGCCCACCGTGGGGCGTCCCGGTGTTGCCGAGATCGACCACGTTGGTCGAGGCGGCATCCGCCGTGATCGCCTGCGCATCGCTGAAGAGCAGCGTGTTGTCGAAGATCATGTTTCAGTCCTTTCCTGTCAGGCCGGGGATCACGAGATCGCGGCTTCGGTGTTCAAAAGAGCGTCGGTTTCGCGGATCGGCACGCCGCGCCACGTCAGGACTTCCTCACCCTGAATTTCCATGCGCGACAGGCGCAGGACGGAGTTCAGGGCCGCGCCGCCCGAGGGGCGGTTGGTCGCGAGGTTGTCGAGCACTTCGAGCATGGTGCGGTTCATGTAGATGACCGTGCGGCCCTGCATCGGCATCCCCGCGCTGTCGAACTTGTAGTGGCGACGGCCTTGCAGCTTGTAGAACAGGGCGGTCAGCAGGCGGTAGAGATCGACGCTACCGGCCTGCGCGTCCGACACGTCGATGTTGGCGATGCGCCCGGTGTAGCGCCAATCCTTGACCGCGATGCCAACGTGCTGCTCGAACTTCTCTTCGCGCACGTAGTAGGGGTTGTTGTTGGCATCGAGCACGCGCTGACGGCCCATGTCCTCCTGCGTCACCCCGGCAGGCACGCCCTCGGGGGTGATGATGCTGGTCATGCCGTCGCCGTGCGTGACCATCCAGATCGAGGTGTTGTCCGAGCCGACACCGCCGCCGCCGACCACACAGGGGTTGGCGAGGGTGTTGTAGCGCGGGGCGAGGCCGTGGAACTTCTTGCCGTTCACGCGAACGTCCGAATACCAGATCGAGCTTTCGACCTCCTGCGCGATGCTTTCGAGGAAGGCACGGCCTTCGCTCGCACGCATCAGGCGGGCCTTCTCGCCGTAGAGCTTGAGCAGGCGCTCGTCCACGCTCGACAGACCCTCGACGAAGCCGGTGGTGTCTTCCACCTCGGTCATCTGGCTCTTCGACTGCGGGATGCCCTGATAGAGCGCGCCCCACGAGACGGCGGGCAGGCCGGTGCGGATCGCGTGCTTGTGCTTGGTGCCGCTGTTGCAGGTGATGACGTTCGCATCACGCATGAACGGCGAAAGCTGGTGCAGAGCCTCGACGATCTCGTAGAGGCCGTTTTCGCCCTTCTTCATCTGGTCGATGAGGTTCAGGTAGGTGGTGCCGAGAGTTGCCATTTCGATGTTTCCCTTCAGTCGTCTTTGTAGAGGTCAGTGTGGCCGACCGTCTTGGTTTCACTCACCCCACCGGGGTCTGCGAAGTTGCCTTCCTCGGACAGCAGCGAGCCGAGCCGGAAGAACGTGGCAATCATGTCAGGGTGGTTGCCGAACCCGGTCGCGTCGAGCAGCGCGCGGAACGGATGGCCCTGCGTGAAGCCAAGCGCATCCATCGCCTTTGCTGCGGTGTGCAGTGTGGCCGCGGCCTTCGCGCCACCAAGCTCGCTGGCGTTGAACTCGTCGAGCCAGAGCTTCTTCGTTTCGGCAAGCATCTGCTCATTCGCGGCCTCAACCGCCTGCTGGCCGCGCTCCATGAACTTGACCGCCAGCGGGGCCAGCTTGTTTACCGCCTCGTTCGAGAGGCCGAGTTCTTTCAGGACAGGGGTAGCCTCGTTCAGCGCGTCGGCGTCGAGCGCGATCTCGTTTCCCTGCGCGTCCTTCAGCGCGATCTCGTAGGCTTCGGGCGGGCCAGCAGCCTCGCCGCCTTCGCCCGGATCGCCGCTTCCACCTTCCGCCGCTTCCTTGCCCGCGCCGCCCAAAAGGGAGGTTTCATCTGCGCCCGCCTCCGCTGCCGTTTCAGTTGCGGTGCTGGTGTCAGTCGTCTCGGTCGCGACCGGATCGGTCGGCGTCGAGGTCTGCGTATCGGTCGTCATTTCGGTTGCGTCTGCCACGGGTCTTCTCCTTGGGGTTGATGGCTTCATGGATAACTGCGTTGAGAGTCATCAGAGGCAGGCCGTCAGGGGAGCGCAATGCGTCCGGCTGGCCCTGCTCGATCATCAGCAGTTGTTCATGCCCCAAGCTGCGGCGTCCCGAGTGCCATTCGAGGCTCTGGTCACGCACTGTTCGCCCATCGGCTGCTTCGTTATTGCCGATGATGCCTGCGCTTTGAATCACGGCGTAGAGATACCGCAGGAACTCGGGGCGGGAGAGCAGGAACTCTGCGTCCTGTTTGTCGAAGCTCATACCGGCAACTGCGTCGGCAGTTCACCGCGCCCAAGGTTGGCATCAGCTTCGGACAGAAGGCGCGCTGCTTCAGCGCCATCGCGCATGGCCGGGGCCATTTCCGCCATCTGCGCCATCTGCTGCGCCTGCGCTCGGGCGTTGCGATCCTCTTCGACTTCCTTGGCCGAGCGGATGATCCGTGCCGGAGCGCCAGCGCGGTCGGCGTAGTCGTCGATGAGTTCGTCCACGTCGAGCTTGTCGAGCGCGTTGGGATTGACGCCAGCGAGGTTGCCGATGAAGGCGGAGGTGCGTTCGAGGCTCCCGATGCCCACCATGCGCTGCATCTGCGTGAGGATCGAGATGAACTCGATCTTGATCTCGCGATCAGCCAGTTCCTCCGGCACAGGCGGCAGCAGCCCGCCGCGCAGCATGATGCCGTAGGTGCGCTCGATGATGGGGCGCAGCTTCTCGTTCGATACGCGCTCGATCACGGGGCCAAGCTGCGTCAGCTTTTCCTCGTTGCGGGCTGCGATCTCTTCGACCGTGCGCGGCTGGATGCCCTGCATATTGGTGATCGCATTGAACAGTTCGGCGTAGGTCAGCGCGTCGATCTCGCGTTCCAGCTTCTCACGCTCTTCGCGCAGCGCCTGCACCGCCTGCCACTCGGGGACGTAGGGAACGACGAAGTTCTCCTTGGTCATGCCGGATGCCGACACGACACGCCCCGGCTGGCCGGTCAGGCGCACGCTGGCCGGAGCGACCATTTCGGGCCTCACCAGCTTGTCCACCAACTCATTGCGGCGGCGGGCCTGAAGCTGAAGCTCGCGCACGGCAGGCAGGGCTTCCATCCCCGGCGAGGTGCCGTAGGTTTCGCCGCTCGCCACGTCCCACCGCGCGGCCCAAAACGGTTGGTCGTAGAAGCCCCTGACCGAGACGATCCCGCCGCCAGTGCCATCGCTCGCGGCCTGCTTCTGGTCGTCGGCGTCCCAATAGACCGAGCGCCACGGGAACTGCCCGAACTGGCCAGAGAAGTCGCTGTTCGGCTCGATGGCTTGGAAGTAGTTGACGATCTGCGTGTATTGGGAGTTGTCGTAAAGCTGGCGGATGCGCTGCGACACGCGATTGCCGAACATCTGCACCGCCTCGCGAACGGTGAGCGGGCAGGCGCGGTAGAGCACGTCAGGCTCGCGGTGGTCGCCGCAAGCGATCCAGTATTCGCCGAAGGTGAAATTGTGGCACACCATGCCGCGATCCCGATGCTCCATCATCAGGCAGGCTTCGGTGCCGAACAGGCCGTTCTCGGCGTAGCCGATCTTGGCAGCGCCGTAGAAGTTGCTCTTCGCGAGGAAGGCATACATTCGGCGCTCGACCTCGGAGAGCCAGTCGCGCACGCCGGGGCGATCCTTCAGGTTCTCGTCTTCGAGGCCGAGCACGAACCACGGGCGCGAGGCGCTGGTGAGGCCGCTGGTCATGCCGTGCGTCAGGGTGCGTGCGGCCTTCAGGCCGTAGGTGTCGGCGAGCTTGCTGTTCCAGTGGCGGCGCACGCCACGATTGGTCTGGTTGCGGTTGCCAGCCGCGCCCCGGTCGCTGGTGAGGAAGCGCGAGCGGTGGGGCTGCATGAAGCGCGCGATCTCAAGGCACTCGGGATCGTAGTCCTCGCGCAGCCTCTTGAGCGATTGCAACCGCTCTTCGCACTTCTCTCGCAGGTTCTTCGCCATCAGACCCCGAGGGTGGGCTTCGCCACGTTGGGGTTGCCGAGCGCGCCCGCTGCTGCCCCCTTGAGGCCAGCGAACATGGCGCGGCGCATCATGCGCTTGCGGTCATCGGCGGTGACGGGCGAGCCGCTGTCGGGCAGCTTGGTCTGCTGCCGTTCGGGCACCACGGCAATGTCGGGGGTCGAGCAGATGGTGGCCTCCTGTGGCTGTCGCCGGGAGGATTACCTGTCGCGGGTGGCGGGTTGAATCAGTGGCGCGCTCGGGGAAGCTCGTCAGCCGTTCTTGAGGTAGTCCACGGTCAGCGCGACATCGCGGGCCGAAAGCACCACCTGATCCTTCTCGTCATCGCTCATCGGGTAGCGCGGCAGCGAGCCGTGCAGCCGTTCGATCAGTTCCTGTCGTTTCTTGTCGGCCATGTCACACCTCGCTGTAGCGGTCAGGCACCGGGTTCGGTTCGACGGGTGGCGGCGCGGGGAGCGGGCTGTCGTCCTGCCTCCACCGCCTGAACAGCGCGGGCCGGTTGCGCTGAAGCCACATTCGATCATGCCCCGCCATAGCCTGCCGCGCCAGCCACTGATCGAAGGGGTGCTCGGGCAGCAGGATAGGGCCGGGAGGTGGGGGGGTCGAGGGGTTGGTCATTTCGGTTCAAGCCTGACCACGTTGTCGCCCCCGCCCCCTTCAGGCGGTGAAGTTTCAATTGACGCATAGAGCGGATCGACAATTCCCTCGCCGTCCAAGAACGCACTGATGGCGGCGTCAGCGTATTCGCAGACCAGCGTGTGAATGTCGCCATGATCGAGGTGCGGCTCTGCGGCCATCTTGATCGGGAGCCAAACAGCATAGGCCGTCGCCCACACCGTTGCCTTGATCTGCATTTGGCGAAAGGCGATCTCGTCGTCCAGCGTGGCGGTGTAGCTCATGCGTTCACTCCCACGATCTCCACGATGCTCGACGCGCCGTTGCGCTCGCACATGATCGTCCCCCATTCGGCCTTCGAGCACCAGCACCACGATCCCGCCGTCACTCTGCTCCGATCCGATGATCTCGAACGGGCAGATCGTGGCGAACATGGGCAACATGGAAGGGCTGACCTTCACCTTGATGCGGGTGCGGTTGGGTTCAATGATGGGCAGGTGGCCCCCGATGATAGGCAGGTTGGTCATGCGTCTTCTCCTTCGTCTTCAGTCAAGCTCGGCGTAGCGATCCCCCTCGATGCGGGCCTGCACCATTTCCTCATACGTCTCATGCTTCAGCGTTGCCATGTTGGCAAGGCAGCAGGCGTCCCCGTCATCCGGCGAGCGCCCGAGTTCTTTCTTCTGCTGCTCCTTCGGCATGATGAAGATGCCGCCCGGTCGAAGCTCCCATTTGTAGCTCGCCAAGTCCTGCGCCAGCTTAGGGTCGGGCGGTAGGTAGGTTGGGTGCGGGTTGGTCGGATCGAGTGCTTCGCGCATCCGCCAGATCACCTCGGCGCGCTTGTTGAAGAAACCGAGCGTCCCGTCTGCTGTTCGCTCGATAGAGCCAGAAGCGAAGTTCACCGGCACCGTCTGCACGTCATTGGCCGTGAGGAAGTTGCACATGGACAAGCCCCATCCGATCACGTCAGCATGGACTGGTGCCTTGTTGGTGCGATGCTGGATCACCTTGGCTGCGGCCAGCGGGCCAGCGCGCTCCTGCGGCAACTCGTGGCCGGGGACGCGGATCGGCTCGTCGAACCAGTTACCGTGGCGGCGGTAGATCGGCATAACGTCCTTGCCGCCAGCCACAGGGTCAACGCCCATACTGTCCATCACGCCCTTGTCATCGCGCGGCTTCCAGCGAGCCTGCGCGGCCTCGATCCAGCTTGTCGGGATCACCTGCCACGGGTCATCCTCAATGCCAGCCTTGAAGTCGCCTTCCAGCATCTGCGAGCGCAAAGGCTCGGGCAGGGCTTGCAGCGTGGCGATGTAGCCAGAGCGAACGTAGAAGTAGTTGTCCTTGGTGCGCGAGGGGATGAAGGTGCGCGAGCGCGGAGTGATGATCTTCTCAAGCCCGAAGTCAGCCGGGTCGAAGTCGTAAAGCGGCTCGCCCTTGAAGATCACAAACGGGTCTGGTGTCTCAACCCACACGTCCCTGCCGCCAATCGTGGTGACATAGCGAAGCTGGCCGGGGTCAGCCTTGAAGGGGTGCGCGTCATCCAGCCACGGGCCAAAGTATTGCAGAACCCACTGCCCCTCCTTTGTGGTCGGCGGGTTGAACCCCATGAGCACGCGACACCGCTGCGCCGGATCAGATGAGCGGTTCCAGCCCTTCGTGAAGCGCACCTGAAACTCGCGCATTTCGGTCACTTCGTCGTAGTATTTCAGGTCATGCGCGCGGCCCTGCCACCGCTGGTGGTCGAGGGGATTATCGAGGCCACCGAACTCGATGATGCGGGTTTTGTCCTCGCCCTTCAGCGTCCAGATGCCCTTCTGCGAGTTGAGGCCGCGCGAGTGGCCGACAATCTCGATCATGCGCTGCACGATGCCTTCGGTCTGCGCCTTCTCGCGACGGAAGATCGCAGACTTGGTGTGATCGGTCAGGGCAAGGCCCGCGCCAAGGTCAGTCTTCCCGCCGCCAGCCGCACCGCCGTAGCCAACCTCATCGGCGAGGCTGTCTGCTGCTTCGGACTGCCTGCCCACCTGTGCGCGCCAGATATGCTGGCGCAGGTCGCTGTCGAGCAGCCGGTTGATCTCATCCCGCTCTTCGGGCGTGGCAACCTGCCACAGCGCGTCCATCATCGCGGGATCATAGAGGTTACTCATCGGAGGATGCCTCAATCCTGCTCTGCAAGCTCTGCATCAAAGCAGCAAGCCGGGTGGCGCGGGTCACGTCATCCAGTTCATCAGAGGGGCGCGTCAGGGCAATCTCGCCCTCGTGATGCACGTCCACCTGCTTCACGCCATACTTCCGGGGCGCGATCATCTGCGCATACTTGAGGCGCGTCTCGATCTGAAGGCGGCGGTGGCCGAGAGCTTCCTTGATCGACCGCTTGCGATACGGCCCCTTTGGGCCAATGCCCTCTTCAACCTCGACCGCCTCGACCGGCGTGTCTGCAATCTGGCGCACCTCCTCCAAGATGGCCTCGACACCGTTCTCTCTGGCGCGCGCGAGATTGTCTCGGATATTTTCGTCAGCCATGTGCCAGCGCCAGAACGTCGCTTTACTCGGCATCCCCTCATCTTCCGAAAGGACGCTGTTGAGTGAGCGCCCGGACGCTACCTCCACATAGATATGCTGAAGCTGCTCACCCTTGGTGAGTTCGCGGGGGACGTATGGGACGAGGGCGCGAGACATCAGTCCACCCTCACCTCGCCATAGGGGATGGTGTATTCGATTTGGATGGGCAGGCCAGCGAACTTGTCGGGATCGCCGCTGACGATGGGCGCGGGGCGGAAATACTGGCCCATCTGGCGCTCGGTCATCTGTTGCAGCATGAGGCACTTCGTATCGAAGCTCATCGTGATCGAGGCCGGGAGCCTGCCGCTCTCTCTGATGGCTTTGATCTGGCGCGCGATCTCGGGGACGATCTTGGTCATGTCATCCTCCGGCTGGCCTTGGCGAGCCTGCCGACTGCGGAGCCGGAGCCGCGAGGGACGTGCGATCTGGTCGTCTTGCGCTGCGGGTGACGGGCGGTGCTCAAGCCCGTGCTGGTGACGGTGACTTCGCGGGCGCGCTGGTATCGTGTCACTCTGATGTATCCCTTCTCTTCGAGGCGCTTGACGACAACCGGGGCGACACTGGTGGAGTTGCAACCAAGCTCCATTTCAATGTCGAGGTTTGACGGGCAGGGATCACCCCTGAACGCGGCTTTCTCGATCATGGCGAGCACGATGGTTTCGTAGCGCGTGAGGGGTTGCATGGCCGTCTTCTCCATGCCTGCGGGTGATATAACGGGAGCGGTTTCAAGGCAATCCCACCAGCATCACTCACCACCCTTCTCCTTCCGATAATCGCCGCGCTCGATTGCGTCGGCGGGGTTCGCCAGTTCAAGCAGCACGTCGGCATGGCAAGGTTGATCGAGCGGACACCAGCAAGCAAGATTCTTGCCGCGAATGTCCTTGAGCAACTGCTGCATCACCGCCCCAAACAGGCCGACGCGGCTGTTGATCGCGCTCTCCCATTGCTCGCGGAACTTGGCGATGCACTCATCCCGGTCGCCGTCCTTGCCGATCACGAACGGATTGGCGTAGGGCCTCCACCCCGGACCGCGCGCCACGCTCACCGTGTTCGGCGGCATCCGCCAGCCCTTGCGGCGAGAAAGCTGGATGCGCTTGGGTTTGTCGGTCAGGTCAGTCATGCGTCACCTTTGGCGCGGAGGGCGGCGATGTAGGCATCAAGAAACTCCTCTCGTTCTTGCGCGCCGTGAAAAAACAATTGCACGTAGGCGACCCCGCGATTGTCGCGTGACGATGTGAAACTGTGTGATTTAAGCAGCGCCTTCGTCAGCCCCGCCGCCACTTCCTTTGCATCAGCTATTGTCAGGGTTCCTTTCGGGTGCGCGCCGGTTCCATGCGGCGAGCAACGGTTTTCCCGTGTCGCGGCAGATGATATGCGGCGGGGCATAGTCGTCGTTCAGGCAATGTGGCGCACGATCCTGCCCGTCACGGCAAGAGGGAAGCTGCGGAAAGCCGTTTGTGCAAACCAGCTTGCCCGCCTGATAGGCGATGCACGGCTTCAGAGCCACTTCCGCCGCGCTCATGGCTGCGTCCTTTCGGGCTGCGTCTCCACCTCGGGAAACCTAGCAGTTGCTTGGGCTTCGAGAGAAAGCTCAACTTGCGCTTTGTCGCCGTGCCGCCCTTCATGCCAAGTCATTGTGACTTTGGTGGCGTCCCAATGATGCTCATCGGAATTGAGCACTTTCGACGATGCACGACGAAAACTCAAGGTCACGTCACCGACACCATGCTCTCGGGCTATAGCGACGACAGCACGCGCAAAAGCGACGTGATAGTCTTTGATGGGTTGCGGGTTGTCTTTCATAGCTGCGTCTCCACGAGGGCGGTGCGTTGAATGTTGAAGCCGGTCATCATACTCTCTCCATACGGTTGGCAGGTTCGACATGGACTTGGCCCAATGCGCCTTCGGCAACACACTCAAGCACCAGCCCTTCCGGCGTGAACGTGCTGCTGTAATAGCCAACCACCTTGGACAGCCATTGCGGGCCGCTTGGTCGGCGAACAGTGCAGCCGAGCGGGAAGCGATCTTGCAGGCTCTTCATTTCATTTGCTCCACGAGGGCGGCATGGAGGCGGTGAATGGACAACGAGCCAAAGTCCTCCAACGCTTTTTGATGCGCCTTCGCCACCATCTCCCGCGTCAGCGGCTTGGGCTGCGCCAGTTCCTTGCCGCGCTTGAGGGCAGCGAGGGCGATTTGAACAACTGGTGCTTCATCATCAGGATGCTTAACGTAATCATGCCCGAATTTGGCGGAATGTTCGGTTGCAATCTCCCGCGCTTCCAGCAAGTCAGGATCAACCGGCTCTGGCGCGATAAGGCCGCGTTCGCGGAGCTTGGCGACAAAAAAAGACGTATCGCACTGGCGAGCTACGCGCGCAAAATACCGTGCATCCGCCTCGGTCAGTGGCTTCGGTTCAGTCATTTCCCATCTCCCCGAATGTTGGCGAGGGCTGCATAATGGTCGCGCAGTTCCATCCACGTCATCACGCCGTCGGCATCTGAGCAGAAGAAGCCGGTTGTGCCGCCCTTGCGCGTGTCGTATTTGTAGCCGAACGGAGCCTTGCGACCTTCATGGTCAAAAACGTCATAGACGCCCATGCCCCCGTCGCTGCCGAAGTTCATGTGCAGGGTCATCTTGCGCGTCCAGCCTTCCGGCTTTTCGGGCAGCGATGAAAGGTCGATCTCACTCACAATCCAATCCCTTCCAATATCTCGCTTGCAGCCGCCTCGTATTCAGCAAGGTCAGCAGCAGGCACTAGGTCTAAGGTCGGTCAGCCATCATCGCGGGCGAGCCATTCTGTCCATGCGCGGTGGGGCGTCATGCAAACACCGCATAAATCAGCGCCCACATTGCGAGCGATCCAATCACGGCCATGCCTTCGCGCATCGAGAACGGGATGGCGCGCAGATCACGCCACATTGACGGGCGCGCAGGGCGGTGGGAGCGGACGTAAAAGAGGGCGAGGTCACGCATCATAGAGACCTCATAACGAGCGCAATCTCGTCCAAGCCATCGACCTTTGCCATCGGCACTTTGTTGTCGAAGTAGTGCAGCGCGTAGCTGTTCGCGCCGACGATCTCGCCATCGCAGTCAACGGTTACGGTGCAGTAGCCCGAATAACGGCAGCACCCTTGCACCTTGTCGTAGTGAGCAATGATAACGTGCATGTGCCCATTGCGAGCACCAACGCCACCCCGCACGGGATAGACGTTGCCAACCATATCCGGGCCGGGCGCTGGAATTGGAACGTCGGTGTTGATGTTGATCTTCATCATCATTCCCCTTCGCTAGTGCTGGCGAGAGCGGCGCGGGCGTGAACGCGGCCATCTTCGAGCCGGTCAAAGCTGTTGTGCAGCCCGCTCCACTGCCCAAAATCAATCTGGCCATCAAAACGCACCATAATGGTTGATCGCCATTGGCAGACCATGCTGGCTGCGTTATCCAGTTTCCGCAAAGCCTCCCGCAGCGCGTCCCTCTCGGCTGTCAGCGCCTCTACCTGCGCGGTGAGGGTGGCGGTGGTGGCTTCGCGGTGGCGGGCGAAGGCTTGGACAACATGGTTGCAGTCAATCAACCTAAGGATCGCTCGCTCGGCTTCACGATAATCGCCACTCATGCCGATAATGCGAGCCGCCGCCTCGCGATCAGCCCCCGTTACCGGCGTGTTGCTCTCGGTCATGCGGAATACCTTTCGCTCGCGGTTTTGCTCGGGAGGGGGCGCGGAACGGCATAGTGCTCTTCCATCCCGAGCACGTCCTTCGTGACGCGATAGGGCCGGAAGCGAAAGCGGTTGCCCGACCTCGCCCTGATCTCGTTGATCTGGTCGATGAAGCGCAGAAGCTCATCGTTGCCGATCCCGTTGTGGAACGCGCTCATTCCGGGTTCACCAGCACGTTGCCATGATCGTCGCGGATCAGCGCGCCACAGGTCAGGCCCATCCTCACAAGCTCCGGCGTCATCGTATCGACATCAGCCTGCGTCAGCTTGGGTGAGGCGAGGCGAGGGAGGTCGGGCGCAGGCAGGGCCGAGCACCTTGCCCATGCAAACGGGTCAGGCGGTGGCGCGTTCCGCTCGCAGTGCGCCACCATCGCCGGAACAATGTGCGAGTGATGGGTGCAAGTCCTCTGCGCCTCACGAGCCGCGCTGCGCAGATAGACGGCGGGATATTCGATCACCACGCCGACCGCCACCGAGAGCCAGTCCTCGGCCTCATTCGCGGTCATACCGACCGGGCGCACCAAGGCGAGGCACGATGTCAGCAGAGCCACCACTTCCTGCGGCGAAGCGGGCTGCAACGCGCTCCCCGATCTGGCGTGTCGTGCTTGGTTCAGGTCGCGAATGTTGTCTGTCATCGTATTTCCCTTCAAGAATGTTGAGAACGCTGTCGGGCCGCAGCAGGAAGTCAAAGCTGGCCCCCCCCCAATCGCCGCTCTCACCACGCAGAAACTTGGTTTTGGGGACATGGGCAATCGCCATCAGGATCGGCTCAAGCCCGTGATCCTTCAGTCGAGCCTTGAGCGATGCCATGCGCTTCGGGGAAAGGGTCTGACAGCGACCGAGCATGAGCGGGAGAGCCACCCTGTTCCACGCTTCGACAACCTGATCCATCTGCTCTTTCAGGCCATCGCCAGCAGGCTCGTTCGCGGGACGACTAGAAGAACCGTTAGGTTCTTCTTCTCTTGTTCCCTTGTTCCCTTGTTCTTTTATGTCCCGCTGCTGTCCCGCTGCTGTCCCGGCTGCTGTCCCGCTGCTGTCCCGGCCATCGTCTTCCTGATCCTGATATTTGCTGTAGTTACAGATGGTTATGACAAGCCTGCCGTGTCCCGCTTCCGTCTCGATCATTGTCTCGGTTTTCAACCGGGCCAAAAACCGATCAACAGCGCTTTTCGACCAGCCCCATTGCTCGCCAAGCTGGCGCACAGACGCGCAGACTTGGCCGCGCTGAAGCGTCACCATCTTGCCGTTGACGTTGAACTGCGTTGGACGCCAGCACGCCTTGCCGACCAGCCAGAGCCATGCGCCAAGACGGCTTGCGTCGCCCTCGAAAAGCGGGTGGTCAAACACTGTGCGGTGGGTCAGGGCAAAGCCACTCATGCGCGCGGCCCCGCGTATCGAGGCTTGCGAAAGACAGCTTGTGTCGGTATTGAACTCTTCATCGACGGCTCCTTTTCAGCCAGTTGGTCGGGGGGCGGGCTGTTTGCGCAGCGCCGTCCCCAAACTTCTTATCACACATTGCCTTCATGGCAAACGCCGGTTCGATCTCGCGATCTCACGGCACCGTGTAACACTGTCGCGCCAGAACGGGTGCTCTGGCTGACCCCACCTCTCCCGCGCCTCGGTGGCCCATGCCACCAGATCGACGCCGTGGAAGGCTAGGAACTGCGCCTCTCGACCAAGGCCGTGAACGCCAACCCGGCTATCCTGATGATGGATTTCGCAGAGCGGAGTCACAAACCAGTGGTCGCGACGAGTGCTCTTGCCGGGGCAGCGATCAAGGACGTGGTGAACGTGGGCCGGTCGGCCACAGACAAGGCATCCGAGGCTGGCGATCCAGTCGTGGTATCGCCGCTGCTCTTCAGTCTTGCCTGTGGCCTTGGGCTTGATGCGGGCATGGGCAACCCGCCCCTCCGAGCGTCGAGGCGTCTCGCGCTTGCGCTTGAGAGGCGTCTTGGCCCGAAGGGGTGAGCGCCGGAGCATCAGACGTTCTCGGGGTTGCCGTAGAACACCTGCGCCGGGGTTTCGTTGCGGATGCGCTCGATGGTCTCGTTGAAGGCGTCCATGAACGAGCGGTCGCTGCGCCACAGTTCATACCAGAAGGCAACGCCAGCCCGATCCTTGCGGTAGCGCAGGCGCACCGGGAGGCGGTAGAACGCGCCCTCGCGGAAGATCGGGATTTCGATGAAGAACATCGTCGGCACCTTGACCTTGATCCCGCCGACTTCGGTGTCGTGCGTGTTGCTGATCGTCAGTTCTCCCTCGCCCGAAGCCAGCGTGACCGCTTCAGAAACCGTGCTGCTCTCGTCGATCTTCAGGCCGCGCGCCAGCTTGGTGAGCATCTGCCAGTCGGCGATGTTCTTCGGCCCGCCATTCTGCTCGACGAACCGGCTGGCGCTCTCCGGCACCTTCTCGATCTCGGCGATGTCGAGCACGTTGTCTTCGAGGAACACGGCAAAGTCAGCCATGCTCATCACGGTCTTGTTCTTCAGGTGCCACGCCTTCCATTCCTCGGAGAGCGGGAAGCGGAACTGGCTGCGGTGCTTGCCGTGCCGGTATTCGCCGTGAACGGTCGAGCCGGTCGCCTCATCTTCCTCGCTCGCCAGCCGGTCGGCCCGGTGGTAGTCGAGCACCGCGAGGACGTAGGGGTCGGTGCGGTCATCGCAGGCGAACACGGCGCTGTCAGTATCGCCGAAGCGATTGACGTGAGCGATGAAGCTGTCCAGAGCGGTCAGCGTGGCGGTGCCACGGCGGAAGCGCGGGCGGTCGCTCTGTGCGTCGATCACAGACTGGTCGGTGAATTTGAACGTGCCGTCAGGCAGCGTCGCCACTTCGGCAAACCGCCCATTATCGCCTTCCACGAAGCCGAGCCTCGCAAAGCTCTGGTCTTCGACGTGCTTGCGGGTCGCTGCCAGCAGATCGGCCACGCCCTGCGCGGTGTCGGGCTTCGAGTTGCTGTCCCGCATCGCGCCGAACAGCATCGAGCCAAGCTCGTGCAGTTCGCTCTCGTTATGTTCCGGCAGGTCGGGAATGGTGTCTTCGGTCATGGGATTGTCCTTGTGTCAGGTGCGCGGGGAACCGCCCGCGCTCGGAACTTATGCCTCGCGAACTTCGCGCCGTTCGTCGATCTCGCGCACCGGGCGCTGCTCGCCGAACAGGGCGCGCTGACCGGGCGGGTTGACGCCGAGCGTGAAATTGGTGCCGACGAACAGCGGGGTGCCGCCGCGCTTGAACTCGGGTTCCTTCACCTTGAACTTGGGCGTCAGAATGTAGATGCCGTTCCCGAGCATGAAGTCGAGTTCGAGCGTGACGCGCCCCTTCGAGACGCCCTTGTTCTGCTTGGCGTGGCGCTCCATCGTTTCGAGCACCTTGCGCATCGCCTCGCTGGCGTCGAGGTTAAACTGGCCCTCCTCGGCCATGCGGATCACATCAGCGATGAGGCCGCTGCGCTTTGGCTGCGGGTTGCCATCGGCGGCGATCACGTTGCGAGCGTATTCGCCGCCAGCCTCGTCGTCGCCGAGGATTTCCCCGGTGTCAGGGTCATGTCGTTCCATGCGTCTTCCTTCCTTGCTTCAGCATCCGCCCAATGCGGATTGCAGAATGTCGTGCATGGCGGCAGCGGCGCTGTCGTTTCCGCTCATGCTGTCGTATTCGCGAATGGCTTTCCGCATCGCGTGCTCATAGCCCTTCAGCTTGGCTTCCAGCAGCGCGATCTGCGTCGAGCGGCTGACCACCGGCTCCGGCTCTTTGCGCGGCGGCGGCGACCTGTGGTGCTCCCGGTGAAGCCACACAATCGTCTCGCGCCCTGCACTGGTCAAGCGACGGACGCCGCTGTCCAGAATGATGTTCTCGAAGCCAAGCTCCGAGCGCCGGGTGCGGAGCGTCGAGGGCGTCTTGCCCGGAAACGCAGCCATCATTTCTTCGTCGATGAAGCCGCGCGGGCCAGCATCGAGGGCAAACTGCTCCACCTGCTGCCGGATCGTGAACCGCACAGGCATGATCGCTGCCGCCGCCTTGTGGCTTGTCTCGCGGTCGCCGGATCGGGCGCGGGTGTGCGGCTGGTCGAACAGGTCGCTCATGCCGCCGCCTCGCGCTGCCTTGCCTCGTAATCGCGCGCCGCCTGCTCAAGTTTGGCGAGCGTCGTGGTGCGGGCCGAGACAGGCGAGTGATACTTGTTCGCGCTGCTGCGGTTGCGCCAGTAGGTCTGGTAGCTGACAACAGGGTTTGCTTCGATAAACTGCGCCGGGGTCAGGCGAAGCTCCACCAGCTTGAGGTGAAACTTCTCAAATGCCTCGTCCAGCGCGCGATGCGCTTCGTCCATATCACGCTCCTTTCATCCAGCCATGTAGAGTCAGGGCAATGTTTTTGCAATAGCCCTGTTGACACAATGTTGGAAATCACTATGTCTGGTGTCGGCGGTTCGCTCGACCCGCCATCCACCAACCGGCGACAAACAGGAGATCGCCATGTCACTTGACGCACAATACGCCGCGCAGATCGCGCTCGAAGCGACCCTCATCATGGTCGCGGCCACCAAGGCCACCAACCTCCACAAAACCGCTGCCCACTACTGCCGCGAAGCGCAGGGCCTACGCCGCCAGATCGAGGGGCGCGCGTGGAGGACTGGTGTGAGAAGGCGCAGCCTCACCAGCTTGGCATCGTGATCCACGCCGCCGCGCAGCGGTTGCAGGTTATTTCACAGGAGCAGGAGAGCCGCATGAAGTAGAGCCATCACGAGGGCCGGTCTGTCCCCCGGCCTTCCTATGGCTTTACCGCCAACCGGGCTTTGCCCGTCATCCCACAGGAGAAGACAAATGAACAACCTTGAGCAAGTCCAGCAGTTCGCAGTCGGCGCAGTCACCATCGCCGCCACCCGCAACGAGGCTATCCGCGCAGAAGTGCTGAAGGTCGGCGATGCCGTGCGCGTCCTCGTCAAGCCCAGCTACGGCGACATGAAGGTTCACACCGGGGTCATCGTCGGCTTCGAGCCGTTCGCGGCCAAGCCGACCATCATCGTTGCCTACATCGAGGCGGAATACAGCAAGGCCGAAATGAAGATGCTCTACTTTGGCGGCGACGACACCAAGAACGCCGAAATCCTTGCGGCCCCCGAGGGCTTCGAGATCGAGGTGGAGCGGCGGCGCGTGCTCGACTGGTTCGACAGCGAGCAGCGCAAGGCCGAGGCGCAGATCGACGAGATCAAGGCCAAGCGCGCTTACTTTATCCGCTACTTCGGCAGCGTGATGTCGGAAGTCCCCGCGCAGATCGAAGCCTGACCGCCCCAACCCCTCCCTCAAGGAACATTCCCATGACTGCCATGACCAACACCACCACCCTGACCGCCGCCTCGCGTCAGTGGGCCGTGCGCCCCGATGACCAGCGGTTCACCTCGCTCGACGCCATGCTCGACAAGATGCTGGCCGATCGCGCCAATAGCCGCGCGCTCGCGATCAGCAGCCGCCAGATCGAGGCCCGCCCGGTCGAGGACGACAGGGGCCGCATGACCGGCCTCGCGATCATGGGGCCGGATGGCGCTGCCGCGCTGCCGACCAATTGGGCGTTCGGCCAGATCGCCGCTCGCGCCGAAGCCCCGGCTGGCTACCTGCGCAAGCTGCCGAGCGATGTCGCCTCGGACTGCCTCAACTACGGCTTCAAGAAGCGCGGGATCGAGGACGTGGGCGTGCTGCTCCGCAAGGGCGAGGTCGCGCCGGAAATGTCCTGCATGACCGGCCCCAACTACGGGCGCGTTTGGAACGCTGACGTGGTGGCCGCGCTGATCGAACGCTTCGGTGACGGCATCAACGGAGAGTTCCGCGTCCCCGGCGAGTTTGGGCGCGAGGTGGACGTGACCAAGCGCAACACCACCCTGTTCGCCAGCGACCGCGATATGTTCGTCTTCCTCGCCGACGAAACCAACCGCCTGTCGATCCCCAACCGCCGCAACGGCGAGCCGGGTTCGCTGGCGCGCGGGTTCTTCGTGTGGAACAGCGAGGTCGGCTCTACCACCCTCGGTATCGCCACCTTCCTGTTCGACTACGTGTGCTCGAACCGGATCGTGTGGGGCGCTCAAGGGGTGCAGGAAATCCGCATCCGCCACACCGTCTCCGCCCCGGATCGCTTCATTGAGGAAGTGACCCCGGCCATTGAAGCCTACCGCGAGAGCAGCGCCTTCGGGATCGAAGAGCAGCTTCGCATGGCGCAGGCCAAGCGGATCGGTGATGCTGAAGAGGTCGAGCACTTCCTGACTAAGAAGCACCGCTTCACCAAGTCGCAGGCAACCGCGATCAATCTGGCCCACCTCAACGAAGAGGGACGCCCCATCGAAACCCTGTGGGATGCCGCCACCGGCATCACCGCCTACGCCAAGGGCATCAAGTATCAGGATGCCCGCGTGGACATCGAGCGCGCCGCTGGTCGCGTTCTGTCGATGGCCGCTTGACCAGTTCTGACCAGACCCCCGCGTTTCGGCGCGGGGGCGAGGATGAGCACTGGTGCTCAACGTGGAGAAGACGATGGACAACCCGAACAAGACAGAGGCGATCTTCGAGGCGCGCAAGCGGTTCCTGATCGCGCACGAGCGCGAGCGCGAGGCCATGAAGGCGGCTGACGAGATCAGGCTCGACATACGGCTCGCCGAGCGCGAGGGCCAGCCGACCGAGGCGCTGAAGGAGCGGAAGGCCGAGCACAACAGCAAGGTCTGGCACCCCGCCTACTGCGAGTGGCGCGATGCCGCCAAGGCGCTGTGTGAAGCCCTCGACATCGAGCCGCAGGCTCTGAAGAGCGCGCTGTGATCTGGTCGCTCGAACTGGTCAAGGCTGGCGCGCGCATGAGCCGCGAGGGCAGCGCCCTCGAACAGAGGCTTGCCGGGATCGACTACGGCAGGGAAGCGATGACCGAGGCGCGCGAGCGTGCCAGACGGATCGCCGACAAGCTCTGGCCTCTCGGCCCCAAGGCGCACGGCTTCTATCAGCCCGCCGACTTCATGGAGCGCGCATACCGGCGCGGCCAGAACAGGCGCGTCTTTAAGCGGGCGTTCGAGCGGCTGCTCGGCGTCATCATCAAGCGCGACCGGCTGCTCGAAGAGGAATACCGCGATGACTGAAGAAATGAAGGCTAGGGACGCGACCCGCTACGTGGTTCTGTCGCTTGAAGACATGAATGTTGTTAGCGGGCCGTTCGGGAGCGAGGGTGCTGCTCGCGCAGACGCCGAGGCGTATGCGCGCCGTAGCCCCGGCATCGAGTTTGGCATCTACCAGAGGGTGCTCACGTCCGTTGCCACGCTGACCGTCGAGACGAAGGGGATCGTGGGATGATCCAGCTTTTCGACGAACTCACCATCCGTGACCTGTTCGCCATGATGGCGATGCAGGGCTTCGTTCAGAGTGGCATCAACGCCAGCCCCGAACAGATTGCTAAGGCGTCCTACAAGTTTGCCGACGCCATGTGGAAGGAAAGCCGCCCGTGAGCGACAGCCGCAAGAGCATCCACCAGTTGAAGGTGGAGCACGACGAAGATCGGTCGATGTATGGCCGGTCGTTCATGCACAACACCAGCGGCGAGGACTATCAGCTTCTCTTTTGCGCCTTCGACGAGGCGACCAACGAGAAGCAGGCGGTCTATGTCCTGTCGGCGATGCCGTGGATGAAGTTCACCCGGCCCTTCGCCGAGTTCAAGGAACGCTTCACCGAGGGCCGCTCGGAAGACTTCAAGAGGAAGGAACAGGAATGAACCAGCGCACCCCCGAAGGCGACAAGCACGGCTATGTCGGCCAGATCATCGACCCGGACTGGATGCCGGAAGAGCAGATCGCCATGCCGGTCATGCCGCCCGAGCACCCAGCCTACCTGCCCTTCCCCGAACCGGGCATCTACTTCGGGATGCCCGAGGAAGACTACCACCGCGTTAACGCCTGCTCGACCAGCGAGTTGAAGCGCATGGGCGTGTCCAGCATGGAGGCGTGGGCCTACAGCCGCCGCAACCCCGACTACGAGGACAACGGCACCCGCTATCTCGATCACGGGAAGGCGGTGCATTGCCTCGTGCTCGAAGGCCGTGACGCCTACCAGAGCCGCTATGCGGTGGAACTGGATGCCTCGGACTTCGAGGGCGTGCTGATCTCGACCGACGAGATCAAGGCCGCGATCTCGCGCTTCACTCGGCGCGGGCCGGTGTCACCGACCGGCACCACGAAGCAGGAACTGCTCGACCAGCTTGTTGCCCTCGGCGAGCGTCACGGGCGCGAGGTCAATCGGGAGGGCACCGTGCCTGACCTGAAGGCCCGCATCCGCGAGTTCGAGGAAGAGCAGCCGGTCACGCCGGTCACGCGCATCGCGGTCGAGGAAGACGGCGTGGTGTCCACCCGGCCTGCCTCCAAGGCTGACCTGATCGACCAACTTCTGTCGCTCGATCCCGAGGCGCGTGTATGGGATCGCATCATCAGCGCCCACCTGTCCGAGCACGAAGGCAAGACGATGATCTCGCCCAAGGATGACCGGCGCGTGCAGGTTGCAGCGGCGATGATCGCCAAGCACCCGGATGCTGGCAAGCTGCTGACGGGCGGCTACGCCGAGGTGTCGCTGTTCTGGTATTGCCCGCGCACTGGTGCGCCGATGAAGGCGCGCGTGGACTACCTGAAGCTCTCGGCGATCATCGACCTCAAGACGCTCTCGAACAAGACCGGCAAGCCGATTGACCGGGCCATCGAGCACGCCATCGCCAGCTACCGCTACAACCTTCAGCACTGCATCTACGACGAGGGCGTGCGCGAGGTGCGAAAGCTGCTGCGAGCGAAGGGGCCGGATTGTGTGCATCAGCCGGTTCACGCCTACGACAAGAGCGTTCTGGCGTGGTGCGAACAGTGGGCGATGCAGGACGATCCCCCGGCCTTCATCTTCATTTTTCAGCAGTCGGGCATGGCACCTGTCACGCGGGTCAAGGTGATGCCCCGGCAGATGGTGTTCTCGGTCACGAACGCGCAGGCCGAGAAGCTGAAGCGCGCGTGGGTCGAGTGTGTGCAGACTTGGGGTAACGATCCGTGGGTTGATATGCAGTCCATGACTGAAATTGACGACACCATGATCCCCGGATGGGCCACCGAGCTTGGCGACGACTTTCAGAATTAACGGCTAGACAGGCGGATTGCATTTCAGCACTACGCCAATGTCAAAAAGTCAGAAAATTGAGGGCAAGCTAAAATGGATCAAGCCACACTGAAAAAGCTCTTAGATTACGATCAGGCAACGGGAAAGTTGTTCTGGCGTGAGCGCAGTAAATCGGGGCGCAGAGGGAGTGCATCGTGGAACGCGCGGTATGCTGGCCGCGAGGCATTCACGTCCAAGAACCGCAAGGGCTATTGCATCACAACCCTGATGGGGCGTTCTGTCATGGCTCACCGGATTATCTGGATAATGATGACGGGGAGGGAGCCGAACGGTCAAATCGACCAGATCAACGGAAATCCGGCAGACAATCGCTGGAGCAATCTTCGCGAAGTAAGCCCCGCTGGCAATTCACGCAACAGGGCGCAGAGGCGCGACCTTCCTCTTGGGGTTTACCCTCGCCGGGATGGTGTCGATGGCTTTGTCGCCACGATAGGATACCGGCTCAAGGGGAAAAAGGTAAATCATCACCTTGGTAGCTTTGCGACCTTGGAGCAGGCAGTTGCTGCCCGAAAGGCGGCGGAAGACCGTTTCGGATTTCACCCCAACCACGGAAGGGTTGCTCATGCCTAAGCCCGCCCGTGACCTTCCTGTCGGGGTGTATCACCGCCCCGACATGGGCGACAAATACACTGCCAGCATCTGCCGGTGGACGCCGACCGGCAAGATGCAGAAGCACCTTGGCACTTTTGGCACGGTTGAAGACGCATTGGCCGCGCGCAAGCGGGCTGAACAAGAACGAGAGGAACACCATGACTGACCAGAGCACCGAGATCGCTGTCGCGGAAACCCCGCGCAACGAGACGAGCCAGATGCTGATGGACGTGATCCGCCTGTCCATGTCGCCTGACGTGGACGGCGCGAAGACCACGGCCCTCGCCGAGCTTGCGATGAAGATGCAGGATCGCGAGGCCGAACGCCGCTACCGCATGGCGAAGCACAAGGCCATCATGGAAATGCCTTCGATCTCGAAGGCTGGCGCAGTCATCAATCACAAGACCGGAGCCGTGCAGTCGCGCTACTCGAAATTCGAGGACATTGACCGGATTGTGCGCCCGATCCTTGCTCGCCACCACCTCGTCATCGGGTTCAATGTCGGGCATCAAGGCCAGATGGTCACGGTGCAGCCGATCCTGTCCTACTCGGACGGGGAAATGACCTTCACCGAATACGGAGGTGAAATGGTGCTGGCGGTCGATACCACCGGGGCGAAGAACGCCACGCAGGGCGCAGGCTCTGCGGCCAGCTACGGCAAGCGCCACTCGATGAAGGCGATGCTCAACATCATCGAAGAAGGCGAGGACGATGACGGCGGGGCGACGATCAAGCTCGATCCCGAAACCACCGGCCTGATCGACGCTGGCCGCGAAGCGGCGCGCAAAGGCAGCGCGGCCTACGCCGAGTTCTTCGGGGCGCTTAACGCACAGCAGAAAGGCTTTCTCGTGGGGGTCGCTGGCCCGAGCGGAAAAACCTATCACGAGGCCAACAAGGAAGCAGCAAAGGCGTTCGACTGATGTTCATTGCATCCGAGCAGCAGGCGAACGAGATCGCCGCCCTTCACCCCGGCAGCAAGGTGTTCTGGTATGAACAGCGCCCCTTGCGCCTCACCCTTTTCATGGTCGTGCTGCCGAACGGCACGCGGCTTATGCAAGACCCGCGCGCGGCGGAACCGCGCAACCAGAACGGAGAATGAAGGCATGGCGACATACCTTATTGTGCAGGCCGATGCGCCTGAAGGAACCCTTCCGAGCATGGTCGAGGCTCGCACCAAGCAGCAGGCGATCAACCACGTTTCCGCCAACAAGTTTGGCGCGCAGGTTCTTTCCACTCGCGAAGCTCTTTCTTGGGCCAAGCAGGGTGTTGAGCTTGAGATCGCTGGCGAAGGGGCGGGCGAGGAAGGTTGATGCGCCAACCGCTTTAGCCTAAGGGTTTGGGGGCAGCGGTGCGGAAACACCCTGCCCCCGACCAACAGCTATTAGGAGTAGCGTCGATGCCTCGCTCTGTAAGGCCCATCCGCATTGAAGGCAATATCGCCTATGTCCCGCTGACGAAGGGATACGAGGCCGTGATTGATGTCGCCGACATCGGGCTTGTCGAGGGCTATTATCCCCTAGGAGCACGTAATGAACAGATGTAGGGTCAAGGACTCCCAAACCTACGGGCGCGGTGCTATCCCAAGTTCATGGGGAAAATCGCAGAAACCTACGACAAGTTATCCGGGCGCATCGCCAACTCGTACCAGTTGTGGGCGCTACTGCCGACCAGTCTGGTGGCCGCTTTAATGGCTTGGCTGTCGACAACGGTTCAATGGATCAACCAGTTTGGCCCGTTTGGGTGGGCCTCGGTTGGCCTGATAAGCTTCGTCTTGCTTAGCATCGGGCTGGCCTCTCTCGGAACTTGGAGAGAGGCGCTAGCGAACGCCCGTGCTGCGAGAGAATGGAACCTGCGCACCGATTCCATAAACCCTTTAAGAGACAATTTTGACCGCGAGCGAATAAGAGTTGGGGATCTAACCCATCCGGTCAAGCGAAGCATTGCGAAGAAAACATTCTCAAACTGCCAACTGGTAGGCCCCGCAAATGTTACATTTATGCGGTGCAACCTTAACGGAGTGAGTTTTAGCGATTGCGATATAGTCGTCGCAAAAGATGGGGCTTTCGTGCGAAACGTGATCGCCTTTGAAGATTGCGCAATGATCGGTGGGGAAATTATCAACGCAACGCTTTTCGTACCGCAAGCATTGTTCGATCATATGCGGGCGTCAGTGCCATCCATCGAGGCAGTAACTAGGCATGACTAAAAACGCAGAACACAAGTTCGACCGCCTGCTAGGCGCAATGGCTCACGGCCAAGCGCCTAGCGCGGGAAAGAAACCAGCAACTCAGTCAACATCGTCGCAGGACGGTCACGACGGTTGTGACGGAACTCAAACTCCCCCAGATACTTCGGAAGATGCTTCTGGCTGACGTGAATGTGGGTGCCGTTGATTGACCGCTTAAGCTGCGCCCAGAACCCCTCAACGGTGTTCACGGTCGCGCCGGTGTTGCGGTTCACATACTCGCCCTTGGAGTGGTTCACGGTCTTGTGCCGGTAGTTGTTCCACATGGCGACCTCACGATAGCCGTGCAGCTCGTCCGTGTGGATATGGGTATGCGGCTTCACGTGGTTGATGATGTGCGGGACTAGCGAGACGGTCTTGCGATCCTGCACGATACGAGTGGTGATGCGGCCATGGCGCTCTTGCATCCCCATGACGATGGTTTTGCCCTTGCCGCCGAAGCCACCCTTGTCATAGCCGCCGATGAAAGTTTCATCAACTTCCACGACCTTGAACGGCCCGCCCATAGGCTCGTCACCATCCACGATTGCCATATACTTGCGGACTTCATGGCACATGCGCCACGCGGTCTTATAGGTCACGCCGATCTGGCGCTCGACTTCCTTCGCCGCCACGCCGTTGCGGGTCGAGCAGAACAGAAACATCACAAAGAACCAGTCACGCAGGCTTGTGCGGGTCGCATGGAACGGGGTTCCGGCGGTCGGGTAGACCTGATGCCCGCAATACTCGCAGCCGTAGGAACGGCGCTTGGCGATCCGGTAGAACTTGGCCGACTTGCCGCACTTCTCGCAATCGTGACGCTCGCCGAAGCGCACCAGCTTGAGGTGTTCAAGGCAGCTTTCTTCCGTAGGGAAGCGGTCTTGGAATTGGCGAAGGGTGGGGGCTTTCTGCGTCATAGGAATTGTATGCCACAAAGCCCTACGTGTCGCAAGGGGATAATAGCCACAAGGGGCTTGAGGAAGCTGGCCACACCGGGCCGCAAGAGGTGCTGATAATGACCGAGCGTTTCGGCGTTTGGCC